CTATTGCACACATGCTGCACACACTGCACATTTTCAGGCTAAAGATTAATCATGGGAAAATATATCTGGACACCAGAAGAAAAGGCACAGGTGCGGACTCTAAGAGATCGCGGCTTGTCATGGCGTGCGATACAAGCTGAGACAGGGATCCCGCAGAGCACGTGCAGAAATATTTATAAAGCCGGCCCGCAGGTGGACAGCATACAACCTGCACATATTCCACCAGCCCAGACCACACCACAGCCACAGATCCCACAGACACCCAGCAGCAGCCCGACAGATCCGATCGCTTTTAGACACGCCAAGCTATCCGAGCTTGAGTCTGACATCATGCAGACCAGACAGCGCGGACAGATGCAGGTGCTACCAACTTTGCACCGGCTGCATATCAATTTGCATGATGAGATTAGACATTTAAGAGAAGAACAGCAGGACACAGATGACATGTCACCAGACGAGCTACTGGCTAGTATCGTGGCCGCTGTGCATAGCCTGCCGCCACTGTTAAAACATCAGCTTGATAAGCAGCTACAGGCTCATAATGTTGTAAAACTGCACACAGTCAAAGAGGGATCAGCATGACACTAGCTGCGCTTCATAAGCTGGCCAAAGGGCTGCAGGGTGTGGCGTGTGCAGATCCTCTGCGCTTCTGGTCGCCTACACCAGTGCAGGAGCGATATTTAAAAGACGAAAGCAAGATCAAGCTGTTGAGAGGTGGCAACCAGATCGGAAAATCTGTGTGCGGTAGTGTGGAGGCTATCAGCTACTGTCTTGGCAAGCATCCATTTTTAAACACACCCCCGCCACCCGTTGAGGTGTGGGTGATTTGCCATAGTTGGGAGCAGAGTCGAATCATTCAAAAAAAGATCTATGATCTGATACCCCCCGCCACGCTACACAGCAGCGTAGAGTTTTCTACTGGTAAAGGATTTAGGGGCACAGGTGCCCCCGTTGTCAGGTTTGACAATGGATCGATCATGCGGATTAAAACGACTAATCAAGGGACATTGGGTTTAGCTTCTGGAACTGTCGATTATGTTTGGGTAGACGAGCCACCCCCGCCAGATGTTCTCAATGAATTGTTAGGTCGATTAGTTCGCACGCGGGGCCGTATGGGGATCACCATGACACCGATCGGGATACCGTGCGACCACATAAAACAGCTTGTAGAGTCTCGTATCATATCTGATCACCCTGCACCGCTAAACCTTGAAAATGTAACACCAGCAGGATGTGAAGCTCTCATGACACAGCAGGAGATCGATGATGTAGCGGCAGCTTATCTGCCGATCGATCGGGCTGCGCGTATGGAGGGAAGCTGGGAGGCTGGGATCCCAGAAGGGCGAATATTTGAGCACTTCAAAGAAGAGCTTATATCTGATGTGGCGGCACAGACTAAGGGATCACAGTGGATATTTGCGATCGGTATAGACCACGGATCACAAGTGAATTCTGAGGTAGCTCTATTGGTAGCCGTAGATACATCTGAGATGAAGAAAAACGGGAAGCCGTATGTGTATGTCATAGATGAGTACACAGCAGGAGCTAGCTCTGCAGAGGTTCACGCACGCGGGATCATAACCATGATCAGGCGAAACAAGCTGGAACTAAAACAGATCAGATACTGGATCGGGGATCGCTCACATGGTGGTGATAAATACGGGGGGCGCATGTCAAATAATATGCTCACCGCTGCCATGTGCCATGTGCTGGGCTATCCGCGTGGCCGTCTGCCGTTCGCTATTCGCATGGCACATAAACCAGCGTATAGTGTGTATTATGGCTGTCAGGCACTACATGAGCTTATGGCTCTCAGCCGTTTTCAGATACACCCAAAATGTGAACGGACGATCAAAAGTCTAAAATTTTGGAGCATGACACGGACAGGCCGGCTGGATGTTATGTCTGAATGGAAGCACTTGATCGACGCTCTCAGATATGCAACTATGCCGATCATAGATCAGCAATACAGAGCACCAAAAACCGCTAAATTCAGCTTGAGGAATTAATGAAAACATACAGTTATGGCATACCAGCTAAACCTGCAGCCTCTGACATGTACACACAGCGCAGGTGGGAACACAGCGCACTGAGGAGAAGACTTTTAATTGGTGATTGGGTGCAAGATCTAGAGAATACTTTAGCGCAACACATACCCAGTGACAGGCGCAGCGCGTGGGGTGTATCAGATCTATCGTCTAACATTTTCAAATCTTCTGTTGAAGCTCTCAGTGCTCTGTACAATGATCAGCCCGCGATCGGTCTGCCAACAGGATCACCAGACGCATCTGTGCTGCTGGGATCTGGTGGGTATCTGGATCGAGCTGGCCTGTGGCCACTCATGCAGCGGCTACAGGCTATGTGTCTGGGCATGCGTGAAATGTTTATTAGGATCGATGTCAATAGCTCCGCAGATGGTCTGCTATTTCGACCTGTCACACCTGATATGATATTTGCACGTGCTCCCGCTGGTGATCCTATGAGGCCAGATTATCTGTACGAGCTACGCCTGCGACACACAAAAACCGGTGATCAGGTTTGGACGGCTGATGTTTTCGACATCCGCGATCCACAGAATCCGATCTACAGGGTGCAGGAGGTGGGCGCAGACGGTGAGCTTGGTGCAGATGTTACCGGTGAGTATCTAGAGCAGAGCAATTACAGCGGGGCCGCGTATCCGTACAGGCGCACAGACGGATCCCCTGTGATCCCGTATTCGCTGTATCATGCATCTATGACAGGTCATTTATTCAGCCCGTACGATCTCAGTGAAGCTGTCTATGGCAGCTTGACCAGTGCGTGTTTGTATACATTCGCAGTCCATGTGCTGCGCGACTGCAGCCACCCACAGCGATATGTAGCGGGTCTACAGCCTGCGGGGCTGTCTGTGTATGATACAGACCTGACAGCCCGCAGAGCTTCAATAGCGACTGATCCCGCGTCTATTCTGGTATTCCAGATCGACACAGAGATCGCAGGCGTAGGGCAGCCAATGATCGGCCAGTTTCAGGCGGGCGCGGATCCTGTCTCAGTGCTGGAGAGTGTGACAACATACGAGAGACGGATCGGCCAGATTATGGGGATCGATCCGTCTGATGTGCAAAAAATGACAGGTGATCCGCGATCTGGATATGCGATATCAATAAGTAGATCTAGCAAACGAGACGCGCAGAGAAAATACGCACCTATGTTTCGATATGGCGATCTGCAGACCATAGAGCTAGCTGCTGTGATGGCTAATCGGTTTTTGGGGCAGAGCTTTCCAGAGTCTGGATACACGATCGAGTATCAAGCGATCCCGCTGTCACCAGAGGAACAAAAAGCACAGCGTCAAGATCTCATCGAAAAACTAGACAGTGGACTGATGACACCTATTGACGCTGTAAAAGATTTGCATGTAAACATGACCGATTTAGAAGCTGCAGAGTATCTGAGAGACATACGCAGACAGCGTGCAGAATTTGGATTTTAAACAGGAGAAAACAGACCATGACAACGAAAATAATTGAGGGTGTCGAGTACATCGAAAAAACAGCAGTAGATCAGATAGTCAGCAGCAGACTAACCAAGCTGGCTGAGAAACTGCGCACATCTGAAGAGACAGCGGCCACGCTTAAAGCTCAGATAGAACAGAACGCCAGCAGGATAACAGAAGCAGAAGCCATGACAGGCACAGTGGCCGATCTGCGCGCACAGCTTGAGGGTGCCAATTCAAGGTATGATCGCCACAGCACGATCGCCCAGACAGGCATAACAGATCCCGATCTGCGTGATGCTGTGGAGTGGGCATTTGATAGAGCACAGCAGAACATACCAAAGAAAGATCGAACCTCGATCGGGGATTGGTTGCAGGGCCACATGGCTGCACCTGAGAGCGCGCCAGCTGTCCTGCGTCCACATCTGCAGGCACTGACAGCCACAGCACAGCCAGCAGCAGCACAGCCGGCCACAGCACAGGCACAGGCGGCACAGGGCATGATCGAAGCTACAGTGTCCCCACAGATGGCGCAGGCGATACAGGCACCAAGCTCAAATGCATCTGTGGTACATGCACCAGACGCAGCTACATCTGCAGACATACTGCGCAGAGCTTCAAGTGACTACGAATTTTATAGAGCCAACCGCGAGCTTGTACAGCAGCACGCGCGGAAAGCTATGGGCCTACAGACACCCACAAAATTTTGATCCTGCGTACTATCACACACACAACACACAACAATTTTAAAATTTGAGAGGTTATAACCATGGCAATTATCGATCTATCCGGTACAAACGAGTACCCCGCAGTGAGTACCACAGCTTCTGTAGGCACCACACAACAAGAGATCACACTACCAGACACAGCGCGCACCGTGTCTGCTGGAGGCAATGCCGCGATCTGGCTGGTGCTGGACAGCGTGGCAGATGGTGCAGCAGTGCCCACCAACAAAATCAGCATACCAGCCGATCAGATCTTAGAGGTACAGCTACCACAGGGCAAAAACCAGCGCATTGAAAAAATAGCAGTAGCCGCGCAGAGCGGCACAGCTACTATTTCTGTTATTTTGGAGGCATAGACATGGCGCGCTTTTTATTATCAGGTGGTGGTGGTGGTGCCGCTACATGGACTGAGATCGGATACAGTGACACAGCAGCAGACAGCGGCAGCTATGGCTTCACACACTCAGCTAGTGCAGCGGCTGGATTCGCACACGCGATCACCGTAGACACAGCAGCAAGCAGCTACTATTTAGATGTGACTACATGCGCGTCTGTGTATTTTGATACTGGCCTGACTTATGCAGATCTAGCCGCGTATAAAAACACAGTGATCGGTTTTGCTATGGAGACAAGCTTAGACAACACACACCCGCAGGCCGCAGATAGTCAGTGTTTTTTTAATTTTGGATTGTATATAACCGATAACGCAACACTAGCTAGTGGTGCGATCGGTGGGTGGGCTGGTGCTGTGTTTTTAAATACAGGAATAAAACCAGCGGCTGCAGTTGGAAGATTTACAAACGACACAACCACAGGATTAGGCGTGAATTCATTTTCAGATTATAATTATGGTAGTGGTCAAGTTTTCAAAGGTATGTTTTTAGACGCATCTATCAGGCTGGGCACCAGCAGCGACAGCGGGCCACAGGGGATCAGTATTGGCTATCAGTACGAGCCAAGCGCAGGAGCACTAGCAGGAGATCGATCGATGAATCAACGCGCCACCACACCCACAGGCACAGGGCCTGTGATCCTCGGTGCCATGTTTGGACAGCGTGTCGTTGGTGCGGGCTTATCTAAATCAATGGATTTCAATTTATACTATTCTATTGTGAGCAGATGAATATGATCCCTACAATAGTAGCCAGTGTGCTAGGTGGTGCTGTTTTAGTTGGTGGTGCATGGCTGGCAGTAGAGCGAAAAAACCAGCCGCCACCAGTAGACACAGCGGAGATCATACATGCGACTATGGCACAATATAAACCAGCAGAGAATTTGACACAGCCCGATCTGATCTCTGTGGCCTGTAGTGCGGAGCACATAGCTGCACATGGTGATCTGTTATGCCGTGAGCTTTTTTGCAGCATGACCACCAGAGGGATCGAAAGTAAGACCAGCGGGGTAGAGTGTGAAGCTATCCGGAATGTGTCGAACAAAAAAACGATTATTGAGCTATGTTCAAAACAACCAGATCCAGCTAAATGTTATGAATTTTTCGATCGTCGGATCTAATCAAAAATATACATTTGCAGAGCTAGCTGCTTATGAAAAACAGCTAGCTTCTGTGTCTGATATTTTTTTAGAGCAGCAAAAAATAGTAAATCGAATTTTGATTAGTGCCATAAATGAAAATCAAATATCGACAGAATCAGCTTATGTGAGCCTAAAATATTTATGCTGTTTTTATGGTTTAGTGGTGACAGAAAACCCTAGAAAAGTCTTCAACGATCTAGCTGATATGCTGAATAAATTAATACAGGCCATGTAAAAAAAACACTGTAAAGGTGTACAGTGTGCCGTGTGTTTTTGTTGTTTTGTGTATAATCACAAAAAAATATAAGACCTTCGTTTTCAGGTACCCACCGCCAGCAGACACAGATATGATGGGCTATCTGAGGTACCCATGACAGGTTGCGTTTTGACAACAGGTGTAAAGTGTTCATACATTAAAGCCTTAAAAACGCTTAGAATCGATTTATGCGCATATCAGAGCATGGTTTTTTTTGTGTGTTTTATTACTGTGTTTATGTTGACTTTTGACAATATATGTCCATAAACACCAACGATCCAGTATGGGCGGGCATTTGCTGAGTTGTGACATTTTGTCAATTTATAAGACCTTCGTTTTCAGGTACCCACCGCCAGCAGATGCAGTAATGATGGGCTATCTGAGGTGCCATCGACAGGTTGACTTTTGTAAACAGGTGTAAAGTGTTCATACATTGAGACATTAAAAACGCTTAGAATCGATTTATGAGCATTTAAGCACCACATAAAAATAACCGCATAAAATAGCTCTTTTGTACTTGTGACATTTTGTCAATTGCGTTTTTAGGTGCTATTTGTGTATCATGGATGTGTGAAGCTCTAGCTTCTGGAGTCCTAATATTGGTGAGGGTCGCACCCGTAACAGCAGCAGAACACCAGCAGACACAACACACAATATTACATTTTAGGAGTACTCAAAATGAGCACTATTTTCTATTCAGCGGGATCACCTGCTGCCGGTTTGGAGCCTGACGGCCTCCGTTTATCTGCCATGATTGAAGCTGAGGTTAGAGCACAGCTAGCTGATATGGCCTCTATTCGTACAGGGACAGACGCACTGCTTTTTGCTGGTGATGTAGCTGGCAGTGGTTCAGATGCGATCACACTTCGCTTTGCTGGCTATGGAGCTAAAACGCCTATGTCCAGCGCGGCAGAGGATGCGGATGTATCAAGCACTGCACTCTCAACAGCTACCACCACGATTACTGTAGCCCGTAACAGCTTACGCTATGACATTACAGATTCTGCAGTTATGACCGGTCTAGGCCGTGATCTCGATCCTTTCTTGCTTGCCAATTCAATGGCAATGTCTGCAGAGGCGCGTATTATGGAAATCGTTTGTTCATCATTCAGCGCAGCTACTACTTCTGTGGGTACTACAGGTGTAGACATGAGCGTGGACGATTTCTGTGACGCTATTTTTGAGCTTGAGCTTAATGACAACCTTGGCAATTTTTATGCTGTACTACATCCGCGACAATTCGCAGATCTACAAAACAGCTTACGGTCTGAAACTAATAACGCACTCGCGTTTAGCCCAGCAGTAGAGGAAGCTCTAGCTATTAAGGGTCAAGGATTCCAAGGATCGCTCTTAGGTGTGCAGATCTTCCGATCGTCATATGTCCAAAACTCAAGTCCAGCCGGCAACAAAGTCGGAGCTATGATGAGCGCGGGCGCAGTTGGTTATGGTATCGGCACACCCCGCCCACTAGCTGGCGCAGGTGCTGAGATTCGACCCGCTGGTACTCCGGTAGTGGTTGCATTTGAGCGTGACGAATCAAAGGCTCTCACTGAGATCGTCGGTCACTTATACTGTGGCGCAGCGATCACAGAGGACGAGAAGATCGTTAAGATCGTCACTGACGCATAATTTTTGACAGGCACCTGAAGCTCGCTTTTATTGTCTGTTTCAGTGTGCATTTTTCGGGTGCCTGTCTCTATCTCTGGAGGCAGGCACCATAACCCCCACAGGAGAAAACAGACATGGCACAACCTTGGACAGGCGGAGCGGCAGACACAACGATCGCCCGCTTAAATATATCAGCAAATGCAAGCTACTTTTTAATGCATCATCCGGCACAGTGGGAGCTTGTCGTCGAAAATGACACAGCAGAATGGCTGCCGACATTTAGCACACTGTATGAGATCGCAGGTGTTAACGGTGTACAGCAGATCCCACAGGGTGGCACTGATAGCACACTATCACGCGTCCACTACATGGATCAGGGGTACACGATACTACCTCAAGAGCTTGGTTATCAAACGCGATACCCCTGCAGAGCGGGCGGATACTATTATACATCTATCTGGGATACCCCTAAGCAAGTGGGATCTAAGCTGTTTTGGTCTACTGATGAGAGCGGATATAATGATTGGCGGCGGCAGCTACTGGCAGACGGCATGATACAGCCGCCGGAGCCTGAGATCTTAGAGCTTTTAGTAGAGCGACACGAAAAACGAATTGAAAGAAATATCAGCATGCAGCACATACCAGAGATAGCCAAGCGGCTAGACTCTATGCGCCTACAGCTTGAGCAGATGCAGCAGGCTGCAGATCAACTGCAGACACCACCACCAGCGGCCGCCAAACGACGCACAGCGCGCAAGGCGGCCCGCAGTGAGTGAACACACATATGAGCAGAAGCTCGCGGCTGTGCAGGCCATGAAAGCACGAATTTATAGACAGCAGCTAGCTGCTGGAAAAACAACAAAACAAGCTCACGCTGCAGCGGCACAGGTCGCAGAGCGTGCAGCCGAAAAACACGATCAAAAACACAGGAGCTAAAATGAGCTATTCCGGTAGACCATATTTCAACATCCCCCGCCCGCTGCGCCTTAAAGGATTCGCAGATTCTGAAACTTTAGCTGGTGGTAAAAGTCTAGTAGCACGCGACAGCATGATCCAGATGTTAGATCCAGACGGATCAAGCCGTGATATTATACTCCCAGCCGATCAGGATGGACTGATCTATTTTATCAAAAATACAGCTACCACTGGTACTGCTGATGTAGTCATAAAAGACCAGACAAGCCCAGCTATAACGATCGCAACCTGTGCAAATGGTGAGACGGTTTTAGTGGTCTGTGGTGCTGGTGGCTGGTTTGAGGTCTTCAAAGCGTAATGGCTTCTGAGTGGCGACTACTGGCACCACAGATCCGCGTGGTGCAGATCCTGCGCAGATCGTATGCGTACACCCTGCAGCTACCTGTCTACAGAGATGGTGACAAGGTCGGCCCAGACAGTGGCACTGTAGCTCTCTTAGATAGTGCAGGTGTGACGATCTTTAGCTCTGCTGTGTCTATACACGGCAACATATCTCAGTATTTGGTGCAGGTGTCCGACATCAGCAGCACACAGGAGCTTGGTGAGGGCTACATTTTACAATGGGATTTGGTGTTTACACATGGCGGTGAGACACACAGCTATACATTTAGACAGCCTGCAGCCATAGCCCGATCGCGGCTGTACCCTGTGATCTCTGACATCGATCTAGAGGCACAATACAGCGATCTGTCTAGTATCAGGCCGTCAAGCCTGACGAGCTATCAGCAGTATATTGATGAAGCTTGGTATCAGATAATTGAGCGGCTGCGCCTGCTGGGGAATCTGGAATATTTGATTCTTGATCCGCAAGCTCTCCGCATGCCACACATAGATCTGACATGCTATCTGATATTCAAAGACATGGATTCCAGCGGACTAGGTGAGGGGCGATATTTGGATTTGGCCACAGAACACCGCAAAAATTTTGAGGGTGGTTTAAAGCGTATCAATTTTCGTTATGACATCGATCATGACGGAAAAATGGACAGCCCAAACACACGACGATCCGCGCAGCCTGTGATCTACACATCGGCCCCCCCTCCGTGGACTATCGGCTATAGGCGGTTTTAAATGTCCACTGTGTCACTGTCTACTATACGCACACGGATCGCCACAGCGATCGGGGGCTTGTCTGGCTGGTATCTGTCAAGGAATCCCCTGCAGGAATGGGGCCGCGCGCCTAACACCGTAGCACACAAAAACTATGCTGTCGGGATCACATCCTGTACACAGGTGACAGACGATCGCCAGAGACGATCCCCAGAGGGTGTCATGGTACGATCTACTGTGGCGGTGAGATTTGCCTATCGTATCAGGCCAAAAGATCAGATCACGAGCTATAACGAATCATTTGATGCGGCACAGGAGATCATGAGAACGATCACAGACCGCAACCCAACAACACACGCAGATCTGCAGATCCGATTCAATCGAATTATTCCAGACATGGCGGACAGTGGAGAGTATACCACTACCACTGTAGAATTTGACATTTTGCACTATTTATCACTCACAGGAGCTTAATCATGGCAGCATCAAGCCTAGTAAAAACAAAACGAGATGGAACAATAACGATCATTGACGGCACCAGCCCCACAGCTAACGAATTTGTCGTATCTTTTGAGGTTGGAGACTTTAGCTATTCAGAAGAAAAAGCCGATCGAACGGTGATCAGGGATCGCGGTGCGATCGTTGGCCTCCGAAAAGGCGACGATCCCGTACTCAGTATGAGCTTCTCTGCTCATCTGCGCGATCTCACGAACACCACAGCGGATGTGCTGTTAGATTTTCTCTATAATCGCGGCTATGCGTCTGCTACCACAGCAGTAGCTAGCAGTGGCGGTGCAGGGTTTGAGCAGTATCTAGTAGACATCAAATTTACCATTGATTCCAATTATGTAGATTCTGGTGAGGCTGTACAAACAATTACATTTGCCAAATGTCTCTGTGTGTACTCACTCACAGAGGGCGATCCAGACTCGATCGAGATCAGCGCAGAATGTTATGGCGGTGTGACGCTTGGATATACACCATAAAAATAGAGAGAAACAGACATGCAATTTATAAACTTAAAACCGATCGGTGATCTGACATGCACACGGCCCAGCTTAGTCCTCTGCTACGATATAATCGCAGATTGGGGAGACGATCCCAGCAGGGCCAAAGTGGGCAGGCTGTGCGCGGCTGCGATCGGCCTATGTACGCAAGCTCACCAAACGCAGCTACCTGTGTACAAGATCAGCTCTCTCGATGTGGTCGGATATGGAAATATCTGTTTAGATCGTCTTTTGAAAAGGGGCGTGACAGCGGGTGCGATCGTCAATGCTGGAATGTCTTTGATCCAAGACATGGCGGACGCTCTGCCGAAAGAATCAGAGGTAGACGCACAAGTAAATTTTTCAAATCCAGAGCAGCCGGAAAATATCACCGGCTAGCTCTGGCTATCTGCAGGCACTGGCACCAGCCCCCAAGCTGGTATTTTGACCAGACACCAGAAGATCGGCAGCTATTGCTAGCAGACTATCTGGTACATCTGGAGGATCTACAGCCAAAAAAGAGACAGAGCACAGCAGAGAAAGAACGCGCCAAGCTGGACACTCTGCGCAGGAGGCGTGCAGAAAGTGGCCTTTAAGGACTACCGGATCGGATTTGGACGGGGATCTGTCTCTGTGTCTGCAGAGTATAGGCAGATCTTTATAGATGCGGTACGCAGTGCTGCTGGTGCGATCGTGGATGAATTTGAGCAGACCACAGACAGGCTAGAGCGTGACGCGCGGGCAAGCTGGCCCACCCGTCAAAAACGATACGGACGATCTCAAGACTCAAGAGATCAATTTAGCACAGGTCTACGCGTGATCCCGCCTGACAGAGTACAAGCATTTGTCAAAAACTCCGCAGCCTATGCGTGGGCGATATATGCCGGTGCAGATGGGAGATCTGACACCACAGTACCACCAGCGGAGCGTGTAGCTGATGTGCTTCTGTGGAGGCCTGCGAAACATGCAGCCACAGATCTAGCTGACAGGATAGCTGATCAGATGGTCAAAAACTTAAAAAGGAAGGGCTGAAAATGGCTGATGTAAATAAAACAATTGGTATTAATTTTGAAGCTACCACAGACGATCTACAGGATGAGCTGAAAAAGATTCCAAAAGTGACAGAGCGCGCAGCTAAGGGCATGGCGGCAGAATTTGACGCAGGGATGAAAAAAACAGAAAAGCGCGCCAAAATTACCGCCCGATCGATCGGTAAAGCATTTAAAGCAGCCGGAAAAGTAGCGGGCGCACTGGCGATCGGCACACTGGCCGCTGGTGCTGGGATCGTTGCCTTTGGCCAGCACATAGCCGATCTGAATAATCAGTTATCAGACGCAGCTACCCGATCAGGACTGGCCACGGATACCTTAGCTGGCCTGCGTCTGGCCGCAGAGGGATCAGGACTTGCATTTGAGAATCTGCAGCGCGGATTAGATAAGCTGCCCTCTGTCATACAGGATGTGAGGACAGGATCAAAACAAGCTACAGAAGCACTGGCCAACATCGGGATCAGTGCGGATGATGTCGCTAATTCAAACTCAGATCAAATCTTTAAAAAGATCGCATTTCAAATTGGAAGCATAAAAGACCCCGCAGAGAAAAGCGCAGCCGCGATCGATATTTTCGGACAGCAGGCGGGGGCCGCACTCATTCAGACAGGCGCGCTCGACAATTTAAGCTCATATGTAAATTTAGCGCGTGAATTTGGCGTGTCTGTAGGCCCACAGGCTGCAGAGGAAGCTGCCAGATTTCAGCGCGCTATGGCGGAGCTTGGCACTGTCTCACAGGGTGTAGCTAGTAATATGCTGCTACTGATCACAGACAGTACACAGTTATCTGATGTGTTGTTTTTAGCGTCTGATAGTGTGGTTTATTTTGGATCGATACTGGAGACAACGATCACAGCCGCGCGGGGTGTGGTTGGACTGCTTGCTACTGATTTTGCAGTACAGGCCGCAGAGGTTGTGCAGTATGCAGAGATCGCAAAAACTGCGCTCAGTGGCAATGTCACAGCCGCGATCCGTCTTAGAGAGCACTACGCAACACTTAACGCAGAGCTTAGGACAGAAGCAGCAGCAGAGGCCGCAGACGGTCTGCGCGCACTGGGATCAGCCGCAGACACTGCACAGGTAAAAGTAGAGCAGCTTCAAAAGTCACGCGCTGCAATTTTGGAGGCACCAGCCGCCACACCAGCCGGCACCACACCAGACGACACAGGGCAAGCTGCTTCTGATTTGCACGTACAAAAAGAAGCACTCCAGCTAGCCTCTGCGCGTGCCAGAGTACAACAGATCTTTCTTGATACATTTAAGGGCCAGCTATCCGGTGAAGACGAGATCATACAAAAATACAGCGATCAAATTCAGGAGCTTGTCAATCTTAAAAATGCACACGGTGAGGTATTGGATATATCAATGGCCAGATCTGAGCTTGAATTTGCACGTGAGCAGGAGCTAGCTCAATTCAGACAGCAGTCAAATGCTGATTGGGTAGAGTCCACGCAGGCAGCAGCAGCGGAGATCGTAGCAGAGAGCGACAGAATCAAATCGGCACAAATGGATTTACTACAGGAGATCGCCACATCTGCTGTGAGTATCACAAATTCGATCAGTACTGTAGTACAAAACGCAGGCGAAAAAACCACACAGATCACCCGTGACATGTCAAAAGAAGAGCGTGAAGCTGCTAGACAACGCAACCAAGAGATCAAAGAGCGCAGCACGCGCCTATTTATGGCAACAAAGGCCGCAGGGATCGCGGAGGTGGCGATCAATACAGCGATCGGGATCTCAAAAATACAAGCGTTATACGCAGCCGCGCCACCAATAGCAGGCGCACTGACAGCCTTAACAGTGGCCACAGGCGCAGCACAGATCGCAGCTATACAGAGTCAACCTGTGCCCCAATTCGATGTTGGAGGGATGGTGGGCCGATCCAGCGGGCCAGATGTGACCACGGCTAACCTGCTATCTGGTGAAGCTGTACTAGACAGGGCCACAGTGCGCAGCATAGGCGGTGAACAGGGTGTAAGAGAGCTACAGCGTGGCGGGCCACAGGGGCCGGCTGTGGTGGTGGTGCAGCCGTTTAAGCATTTCGACAAATTTATGACGGCCAGCAGTAGGCGGGGCCGATACACTAGATCCAGCACACGCCCGATCGGCATAGGGAGCTACTGATGAGTACAAACACCAGCCCAGACACACTGCGCGGGATCTCGATCCCGCTGCGACTAACTCCAGATTGGATCTGGACATCAGAGGGCACATACACACAGCAGGGGCCGATCTCTGGTGTGCCTGTATCTGATACGCCAGACGGGCTGATAGTGACCGCACACGGACAGCAAGCCGCAGACACTAGCTATGAGATAAAAACCCAGCAGGGCGGATCTGTGAGCGATCGCGCGGCCTATATTTGGAGACAGGGCGGATCTGGTGATTATTACGGCTCAGATTCTGCAGGCACGATCAGCCATGCAGAGACGATACACTATAACGCCACAGCCTCTGTGTATCCGGATGTGGTGGGGCTAAATGATGGATCTGTTATCTGCGTCTATCAATTCAACGCAGGCAAGCAGATCCAGCAGAGCAAATGGAACGAGTCCAGCGGCTGGAGTACCAGCACGATAGCCAATTTTAGCGTTTTGATGTTTCCATTTATGACGGATCTGTATCCCACGATCTGCAAGCTCTCAGACGGCAGCTTACTGCTGGCGCACTACTACGGAGACACAGCGGCAGGCGTGGCGACTATTCGCACGCTGCGCAGCACAGATGATGGGGCCACATGGGATCAGTACTCGAATGATTGTCTTAGATCTACGATCGACATAGCTGGATCTGCTGGATCTGGTGCGACAGGCTACGATCTTTTACGCTTGAGAATTGCAGCCGTCAACGGTCAGATCTTGCTATTGGCTGGCGTGTCAGCACATGACACAGACACCAGCCAGCTACACTGTCTCCAGTATGCCAGCACTGACAACGGCCTGACTTTTGAGCTAGTCGATACCATAGACGACACAGGTGCAGTGACGACAGCATACAGTCCAGATATAGCCGTGCACAATGGCGCGTTTTATGTGGCACTAAATGACAACGGCACAGTTTACAGTGTGCCGCTCTCAAATGCATTTGAGAGCATAAACACCGCATACACCAACAAAATAACGATCGCAGGCGGTCTGGCAACTAATCAAAATAGCTGCCTGTGGGCTGATGATCGCGGGTTTATGTATGGCGTTTTACGCAGCAATACCACAGGCAACCCGATCAGGATATTTGTCAGCACAGACGGAGGCGGATCATTTGATCAGATGGTGCCTAACCTGTACAAAACAGGGGCAAGCTCTGAATTTATCACACAGCTAGCTGGGTGTGCTGTGGGCGGGCGGCAGCTTCTGGTGTCCAACAGCAGCAGCACAGACGGCACACTAGACACAAGCATTCTAGGTCACTGGTTAGGTGGGTATTCTACGGTGACACTGCCACCAGAATCACCGGTTAGCATAGGGATCACCGATTGGATCGGCTGGTCTGCTGTCTGGTCTGCGTTTTGGCTACCAGACGCGGGCACATGGACAAAGGGCGGATCAGGTGGTGGGGTCATATCCTCTGCAGGCATGACCATAACCACCACCACCAGCAGCGGCACACTGTGCAACTATTCAGAAACGCCCGTAACGGACGCTACAGCCGGTTTTATAGTCCGCACAAGGTTCACAGCCTCCACAGGCGGCACAACCGGATCAAACAGGCGTACAGTGCGCCTGAGGTACCACGACAGCACCACACATGAGATCATTCTTAAAATAAGCACATCCGGATATCAGGTTTTTGATGGAGCAGGCGGCACGATAGGCGGGGCAGTATCAGCAGATCTGACAGTGGGTGTGGAGCTATTGATCGCACTGGCAGACAGCACAGCTAGCATTTGGAGGCGCAGCAGTGATCTAGATGATCACGCCAGAGCTTGGACTCAAGATCTTAACGCTCAAAATGTGCCGGCTGGTGGTACAGCTTCAAATTTGATCAGCTTTGGACATGAGACAGTATCTAGTGGTGCAGACACTGTGACGATCTGGCATGAATTCAATTATTCGTCCGACACAGACACAGGGCTACAGCTTGCCTATGGTCTGAGCAACCCAGACGAGCTACACGGGGCACCCTATCCGGCACAGGGTCAAGCTGTATACATCGATCAGGGGCTACTGATCAGCACGCGCGGAGGCTATGGCGGCACAGGGCAAATCAACATCATAGCTACGCGGTACCAGTACCCGATAGACAACATTTTGCACACATACAGCCCGACACCCCGTCTGCAGTGGCGGAGCGTGGCAAATGCTAAGATCTCAAATGTACCGTCTCAACTGATACCGCTGTATAGTAATTTGACCATGGGATCAGGCGCAGACACCCAGCTAGACAGTGATCTGTTGTGTATCCATCTGGAAAATATCAACTTTTCACAATTTACGATCGAGTATTACGATCAAGGCACATCAAGCTGGGTAGTCAAGAGCACGATCGATACAGGCATAACCAGCAATTATCAAAGAAACGGAGCTACTGTGCGCTGGAATACAGGCGGCACATATGGCGGCTATTTTCACCAGCACGATCTAGCCGGTGCAGCGTGTGTGCTCGGTATACGTGCATCTGGAAAATATCGAACGATTGAAACAAATACAGAGGGTGTGTGGGGAGCTTCATCTTTAGGCAAGCAGGCCGTTTTTACTCTGGCAGATGTGGACGGCACAGAGTCCACCAGCGGAGCAATTACGATCATACCCAAAAAAGCTACTATTGTGATCTCGATGTTGGGTATATCTGCCGCAGCTTGGGCGATACGCACCACAGCACAGCGCACCACCACAGGCGATCTGAGGATCGGCCACATGTCGATCGGATCTGTGTATGTGTTCGCTCCACAGTATGGCAGAGGCCGATCGATAGCTTACATAAACAACACCAGCCAGATAGAACAGATCGACGGCACCAGACGATCGCGCGAACTGTCCGCAGGCCACAGGGTAGCTACCATAGCTTGGACAGATGGCATTGACACCACACAACAATTTGAGAGCACGCCAGATCTTAACTACTGGGTAGCAGAAGAGAGCAACGAGCTACCCGTGGCGAACTACGGATCAGTGCCGTATGACATGCTAGGATTAGCCCGCAAGCTGGCCGGTAGTCGGGATCCGGTGGTGTATCTACCAGCGATCGATTATGCCGCCACCAGTGGAGACGAGACACGCGTTTTAACCAGCCGCCAAGCTTCGATACTCTGTACACTGGATAGCGATATATCGATCGATCATGTGGTGGGTGATGAATTTAGCAGTACCGGTGAGGTTTTCAGAGTGGCCAGTGTGACGCTAAAGGAGATCGAATAATGCGCCCGTATACGCTGCAGGACTTAAAAAGCTCAGATCTGATCTATCTGCTAAATGTTGATTTTTGCGGCACAATATATCGATTTAGCACGCGCCCGATCGATGTGCTGACAGACAGCGGGGACAGCCTAAGCTATACAGGCGGACTGTCAGATCCAGAGATCACAGAGCAGACACAGATCGCAGGTTTTAGCATAGAGTCTGACAGTGTGGCCATAGAGTGTATTTTTCCTGTCGACATGGCGCAGGAGCTACGCAGGGGCCGTGCTCTGGACATGGCACAAGCAGAGATCAGTTGTATCATGCAGCGAGACGGGGCCAACCTGCAGACATACGAGAGCAGATACAAGCTATTCTCTGGTGTAGTGGTGCAGCCTGTGATCGGTGATCCGTCTCAGCCTGTCGGATATGCTACTTTTAGCGTAGAAAATGACGGAGCTATACAGCCGCGCACGATACCAGACGCGGGCGCAATAATCACAGATCAGACATTCCCTGATCTGGATGTGGAGAGCGCACAGGGTAAAGTGTACCCGACAGTGATCGGGATACCAAAAACCGCACGCACTACAGGCATGGCGACCAACTACACGCGCGGCTGTAGTCCAGCGTACTGTGTCAAAATTGACGACACCAGCACAGAGATCCGTCTACTAATCGCAGGCCACCCCGTGGCCGCGTCTACCGTTGTAGTACAGAGCTATGACGGGCGCACAGCTACCCTGTCTGTGTCACAGGCTGCAGATGGTCTGGGCAGAATATACAGCTATGTGAATATTTTTGGTGCTGACATCGGCACGCCTCTGTCTGAGTTTAACAAAAATATCGTAGACATAGATATAGACGCTGCAGCAGGTGGGCTGGTCACGATAGAGACAGATCAGCGGCATGGATTCCCACAGGGCAGCTTGGTGTATCTGGCAGGCACAAACAGCACGCCAACATATAACGGGGAGACAACCGCGCAGCTTGTGTCGGTAATAAATGACTATCATTTTAGTATTGGAGCCAGCACGATAACCAGCGCAGGATCTGCGGGCATGGTGGGCCGTGTGAGATCACAAGATTTTTATGCGTGGATCCAGTGGGATACCAGCGCGGGCGGCCTGCCTAGTCCATACGGATCAGGCGTGCTGTCTGGTGGTGGTGACATATGCCGCTGGGCACTATCACAAGCAGGTGTGACGGTGGATCATGCAAGCTGGGCCGCTGCAGGCGCACTGCTCAACACATACGAATTTGCAGGATACATAAACGAGGCTGTAAAGCCTCTGGAGTGGCTAGAGGCGGAGATCGTGGCCTACATGCCTGTAGAGGTGATAAACGGGCCTCAAGGGCTAGCTCCGGTGATCTCACTGCTATATCAGACACTATACACCAGACCAGTAGCCGCCACACAGATCCAGACGGATCAGGACTGGCAGCAAGCTGGGCCACTGCAGAGCGTGACAGATCCAAGTCAGATCATAAATGTAATCTGGCTGACATACGGGTACAGCGGGCCGGCTGATGACTACACATACAGCATGACAGCAGATCCCGATCTGCCGTCTGGTGCAGACAATGTGCTAACCAGTCAACAGATCGACAGCCTGAGATCATACGGGCGCAGAGTGCTAAAAATACAGACAGCTTACATTTACGACAGAGTGACAGCAGGCCGTGTGATTCGGGATCGACTACTCCAGACAAGCTCACCGATCATGCTGTGTCAATTTGAAGCTGCGCAGAATTGGGGCTGGCTACAGCTTGGTCAGGTCATAGAGCTAACCAGTGCCGATCTGCATCTATCAGGCGCACTGTCTCAGATAGTCGCTAAAGAGTGGCAGCAGGGGATCTGGTTGTACACTCTGCACATCAGCTACGACATAAACACCAACAGGAGAATTGAACCATGAAACCGGACATTTTACAGCGCGCAGAGGCTGCAGGACATGTGACATTTCACAGTGGAGACTATGATCTCAATTTGATCGGTGTCCGCACCAGTAGCCGCATATCAAATGTTTTTGATGATCAGTTTTATTGTGTCTATCTAGAGCAGGGCCAATGGGTGGAGCTTGTCTGGCCATGTACGACAGACGCGGGCACATACTGGTTCGAGAATCCCAGCAGGGTAGAGGGAACAGCTATTCTAAAAGCTGATCAGTATCGGAGCGCGTGGCAGATAGGCACACACAGAGGATATGAAGCTCTCAGTCAATGTCGGCCTGTGACAGTGTGGCGTGACGCTAACAGAGATCATGTGATCGATCAAGATCACAGTCAGACTGGCTTATTTGGGATCAACATTCACCGCGCCAGCAGCACCAGAACAAGCTCACAGGTTGATAAATGGTCTGCAGGTTGTCAGGTGATAGCTAACCCTGCACATTTTCAAACACTCATGTCACTGTGTCATAAGCAGGTGACACAGTGGGGCTGGCCAAAATTCAGCTATACACTGCTGGAGGACTGAGAACTGATGAATACCGAAACAATAGAAGCTGCCGGTGCACCGGCTGAGGGGTTTAATTTGAGCTACATGGAATTATTGACAGGCCCGCTGTCTGCTCTCGCTCTGGCTGTAATCATGATCTACACGATCGGGCGATGGTTAGCTAAATTCGTTCCCACAGTGGTAGCAAAATATATGGAGCAGACAGACAAGACAATTGAGCAGCTAGATCGTCTCAATGCTGCAATTCAGGAACACACAGCGCAGAGTCTAGCACGCACCGATCAGATCATCGAAAAACAGCGCAGCACTACTGCAGGCATACACAGCCGGCTAAACAATATCGAGCCACAGATCATCGAAATACGGGCGGCAGTGGTCAAGCCGTCAAAAGAGGACTAAGCTAAAAAGGCAGCAAATAGCTGCGCTGGCATTTAGTCAGAGGTTGTGAGGGCGCAGAGCTAGCTAGTCTAGCTCTGCATTTTTTCGCCATAAATACAAAACTTGAAAAAACAACCTTTTAAAAACCCCGCACCTGTACACATGATGAAACAGATCGCGCGTCTGCAGCGTGTCGACCAGCGCAGTGTGTGCGCCCTCTGTTGGCCATCCAAACAACCAGCGGATCGTGTCCATGCTAACAGATGGTGTGGGCAGATGCTCACGGGCTAGTGACATGGTGCAGATGTGCGCACCGGACAGCCGCCAGATAGCTTTGTGTCGCTGCATCTGGTGGATAATGTGACGCAGATCAAAGCTGATATTGTGCCCTATTAAGATCCCGTCCTGCAGCCTGCTGGCGATCTCTGGTGCCACTGTCTCCCAAGTTGGAGCACCAGACCAAGCTAGCTCGCTGTAGCCGTTAATCTTTAGGGCATACGGAGAAGCTAGCTTGATGCGCTCTGGCTGTATTTTTGTGTGATATCGCTCTGTGATCTGGCCGTCGATCTCTGTGACTATCGCGATCTCGATTATGTCCCCTTTAACAGGGCTTAAATGTGTTGTCTCAGTGTCAAAAAATACAAATTTCATTCTAGCTCCGTGTCGATAAAAAACGCTCAAGTTTGACAATATAGCGCGCCCAATCGTCTCGAAATACAGCCGGCCTGAGATCTGACCAAAAATAATACACTTTATGCATACGATCGTCTATCAACACCGATCCAGACTTTAACATGCTGGTGTCTCGATGGTGTAAGCTGATGTCGTGGGTGTACAGCGGGCGCAGTGTGCGGGGTGTGTGCTGTACAGGGCTTGAGGATATGCCCACAGGCCGCCTGCGGACATTTAGCACACGCCATAACATATCGTTATATTCGCACCGCTGCAGCATGTACGGGGCATGCAGATTGAAGCTTTCTTTCCAGTCGCTGGACTCATCAAAATATTGCACACAGGGATCAATAATCATAGCTCGATCCTGCCGTCTGCCAGTGCAGCCTCAAAATTTGCAAATGTCTGATCTGACCACGTGGCTGGATCTGGCTTGGCATTGCGCCTGCAGTATCCACGGATTTTTTTGATTCCACCGAAAGGCCGCGCCCAGCTTGCTAGCTCGCTCTCGTGTATGTCTCCGTCTGCATCTGGATCCACGCCACGCGCCACCAAAAACGCTTGAATGAGGGCATATTTGAGAGCCATTGTCATAGCTTTGGGTAGAGCTTTATCCTGCGTATCTGCACCAGAGGCCGGCACAACCAGATCGATCGATTCCCCCGACACATGGAGCAGCTTATAGGTGACCAACAAATCATATCGGTACATTTTGCCGCTGGTGGCACACTCTAGCACCTGCACACCTACAGGCAGCAGTGAAAGGCCATTCTGAGCCATTGGCGCACGGATAGCTCCGATAATCTCAGCCTCTGAGGTGTACTTATATTTGTGGTGTGTGTTGGTGCTGTCCTTGCTGATATAGCCGCAAGACAGCATGGTTTTTGTGATCGCTTCTGTTATGTTTTTCATGTCTGTTTTCCTTTGTGCTGCAGGTCAAAATTGGCGCAAGCTCGCAGCAGAGACTTACACGCTAAAATGTTTATGGTGGGCTGATCAGCACAGATCGCAAGGGCGATCATAGTCTGGTTAGCTGGGCTGGGAGTGTGATCACCCCGCAGCCATGAATTTAATGTATGATCCGCAGTGCCGATCTGGTGTGCTGCGCTGGTCGTTTTGTGTCCATGCTCAGACATCCATGATCGCAGGATAAATGCGATCAGTGTCTCTCTGTTGGTGCTTACCACGGGATCCCCAATTGCAAATTTTGATTCCAAAATTCAGATCGTGACCATTCCACGCGGGCATGTATGATCGGCAGATACTCTGCAGTAAGCTCAACGCCCACAGAATCAAACCCCTCCAGCGTGGCGGCTGCGATCGTAGTACCAGATCCACAGAACGGATCTAGCACTGTGCCACCCTGTGGAGTGACCAGACGCACCAGCCAGCGCATCAGTTTAAGCGGCTTGACTGTGGGGTGTGTGTTGCGTATCTCAGATGAAGACCAGCCGGATCCCGCGCGCGGATTCTGCAGACCTGCTGATCCCTCTTTCCTGTTGGTGGCCTGTGCGCCTGTGATATGTGGCAGATCTTGACAGCCGGCTTCTTTCTCTGATCTGCTGGGCTTGGCGCACTGATAGATATTAGACGGCCAACGGCCTATTTTTTGACCTTCTGTTTGATGCGATTCTATTTTGCCTTTAATTGTCCATGAAGCAGAAATATGCTTCTCATTTCTGCTATGTGTTGAAACAATATTTATAGGCCCTACCCAGCAGGGATCGCCATAGGCAAAACGGCAGCCATCTATATTAATGGCACCTGTGCCTGTCTCCAGTATCTGGCGAGCTATGGTGCCGGCTGCGATCGGCTTGCGTGCCAATATGATCGGCTCCTGTGATGGTTTGAGGGCTGTACCATATCCCGCCCACTTTTGAGCTTCTGGTGTCTGTGGTTCCAGCGTTCTGCGCTCTTTTGTGACCGGCTGGCCTAGGATCCCATTATTGGGGCTGGTGTCCTGATATGAGCCTGTGCCATGCTCTAGCTCAGTCTCACGCATGCTGACAGTAGAGCTTGATCCTGACAGAATCGTGCTGTCTATGGCATGCGGGATATTGTGGTTTTTTGGCATGCCGGAAAAGTACAGCCATGAGATCATATCGCGGATCTCAAATCCTGCGTCTTCTATCGCGCAGGCTATGCGGTGCATGGTGCGAGTACCGCCAAAGGCCACCAGATGCCCGCCAGCTTTAAGCACGCGCAGACACTGCCGCCACACTTCTATGTTGTAGGCTATGCCGCTTGAGTCCCAAGTTTTTTTCATAAATCCTAGCTCGTAGGGTGGATCACAAACTATGCTGTCTATGCTGCCGTCTGGTAGATCTTTCAGCCTGTCCAAGCAGCTACCATACAGCACACGGGCTGCCGGTATTCGCAGCCCCTGTGATTCTTCTGATTCCCAGCTTTTATCCATTTTTGACCTCAGCATGTAATGAGCCAGCAGCCCAAATTAAAGCTGAGATCATGATACAGACCAGCACAAGCTCAGGGTTGATAATTTGTGTCATTTCGTGAATTTGAATTAATATATCGTTCATTTTAGCTCCTATGTAGCATAGACATATTAGTGAATTTGTATTCTGTTGTCAATAGTAAACCAATAGAGTATACTAAGATCGATCTACTATAGGAGGTAATCACATGGACATTGGCACATGGCTAATCGAATTTATGACAGAACATCAAATTACATACACCCAGTTAGAGAGTGTGACGGGTAAACACAGAGGCACGATCAGCCATTGGGTATCAGGATCACGCATGCCAAAGATCGCAAATATGCGAATTTTAGCTCAGGGGCTAGAAGAGCTTACAGGCATAAACTCAAAAGTTATTCTTGCTCAAATGATCGCGTCTGTCGTATGAGCATGATCTCACATGATGTGCTGACCATATCAGGCCAGCCCGTAGCCTGTCCGCGTCCACGTGTGACAAAAACAGGCCATGCATTTATGCCGGCAAAATATAAAGCATATAAAGCTCAGGCCGTGTCAGAGTTACAGGCACAGTGGGAGCTTGAACCGATAAAAAAGGGCTGTCGTGTGGTGGTGTTTTACATTTTCCAGCGTCCAAAAAGCACGCCCAAAAAACAGACAAAACGGAAGCACAAAAAGACGAAACCAGACATAGACAACCTACAAAAAAGCACATTTGACGCACTGGTGCAGGCTGGCGTTTTACATGACGATAATCTGATTTATGAGATAAGAGCTACAAAATTCATTGCAGGGATCAATGATGATCCCCACACACAGATCCACATACTGCAGGATCGATAAACACAAAAGGGGCTGCCGTGTGTGCGACAGCCCCAAGCTACAAAGGACAAATAGGCATGGTCATAAATAAACCACAAAAGAACATAACACAACTAAACGCATTTATTGATGCAATATTTGAACATTCAGACGGATACATAGAGCTACGCCCGTTTTCAGATGAAACTGGCGCAGGAATAGACCACAGCGCGCGTAGGTGGTTTACACAGGATGAGTTTAAGCAAAAACAACAGCAGATCATAGACTACTGCAGAAGAAAACGCCTAGCTTGCTGTATCGGTTTATTACCACGTGCGGCACAGGGCACAGGCACAGCGGACAGTGTTGAATCTGGATGTGTGGTCTGGGCTGATCTGGATGATAAAGATTTCAAGGGCGGCAGACGGGAGATCATCAGCAAGCTAGAGCGGCTTGATCCTTTTCCCTCTGCGATCGTTGTCTCTGGTGGTGGTCTGCACCTCTACTATTTTTTAGGTGAGGACACACCAGCACATGAGATCGAAGAGGCTAACAAACGACTAGCTGCGCTGTCTGGTGGTGATAAGTGCCACGATCGGGCGCGTGTTCTGCGTCTGCCATATAGCTGGCACCAGAAGAACATACAGCGACCAGTACAGCTTGATTTTATGCATTACAGCGGGGCGGACTACTCGATCCTTGATCTGCTGGATGTGTGGCCAGAGTGTGCAGCTAGCCGGTCTGTGTCCATCGAAAAAATAGATCACACCAGCACAGCGGCACTGTCTCAGGCTGTACAGCAGCTTATGACAAAGAATCAAATATTAGCCGACCTGTGGATCGGCATAGGTAAAGCAACAGGCGATCAGACGGGTAGCGGCTACGATTATGCAGTAGCTCGTGAGCTTCTGTGGTTGGGTGCGACACCAGAGGACACAGCAGACGCGATCGCATACAGAGTGAGTGAGAGAGGCAAGAAAAAGCCGATCACATATTACAGCCGCACTGTGGGCCGTGCTCTGGCTGATGTCAAGCGATACAAAGAACAGCGCGCAGAGGCAGATCGCGTGCTGGATGGTGTTGACGGGCCGTCAAGCGGTGATCCTATCACAGCAGATCAACTGATCCGATATCCAGACACACACCGCACAAAAGGCGGTGAGATCGTCAATAACTTACACAATGTGGTGCATATTTTGACGCATGATCCCCGCTGGGCTGGTCAGATCAAGCTTAACAGCTTCAAAAATAGAATCGAGGTAGACGGGCGATCGATCAGTGATCAGACCAGTACAGCCTTGAGGTTATGGATTTATAGAGCTTACTGGCTGACAGTCAATAAAGATCTTATGAGTGACGCGATCGATCATGTCGCCAGCACTAACAAGTATCACCCTGTGCAGGAGTATCTGCAGAGCTTGCGCTGGGATGGTACCAGCAGGCTAGCTACATGGCTAGCTCGATTGATGGGTGCAGAGCAGACACCCCTTAACGGTGAGATCGGCACCCGCTGGTTAGTGCAGGGCGTGGCGCGTGTTATGAGCGCAGGATCAAAAACAGATGGCTGTCTGATCCTGCAGGGGCCACAGGGAATCGGTAAATCATCCGCACTGCGGATCCTGTCTGTGTCTGCAGACTGGTACAGGGACAGTTTTGTAGACATCCGCACAGGGCGCGACGCATACAGCAAGCTGGCCGGTGTGTGGATCTATGAGTTTCCAGAGCTAGAGTCTACCAGAGGCAGAGACGATCGCAGCGTTAAGGCGTTTTTGACATCTCAGGTGGACACATACCGGCCAGCCTATGCAAAATATGAAGCTGAGGTACCCAGACAAGTAGTATTCGCAGGCACCACAAATGATCAAGAGATACTGAGCGATCCCACTGGATCCCGTCGATATTGGATCGTCGCCTGTACACAGTGCGCATTTGATAAATTGGAGTCGGAATCTGATCAGTTATGGGCAGAGGCTATGCACATATATAACAACTGGAACGATCCCACACGGTGGGCGTGGGAATTGGATCCGGCTGTCATACAAGCTAAAAATGCTGTGAATGAAAAATATCAGCAGCAGGACACATGGGCGAGCTTCATTGAAACATGGCTATCATGCAACGATGAGCTACATGAGACAGGAGCTACTGTGGCCGATGTCATGTATCATGCACTTTTGATCACACCGGATCGCCAGTCAAGAGCACAAGCTACCCGCACAGGATCGATTCTGTCTAGTCTGAATTGGTCAAAAAAGCGTGTATCTGTTGACGGTAAAAGAGCTTGGTACTGGTTCCCACCAAGCTAGACCGTCAAAAAAAAGTGTCATAAATCAAAGCTGCCATTGTGCAGCTTTTTTTGTGTCACATAGCTGCATAGTACTGAAACGCTCATATATCGATTCTGAGCGTTTTAATGTCTCCAATGTATGAACACACAGATGGGGTTGTCAAAACGCAACCTGTAGCGGGTACCTGAGATCCCCCGCTGTGGCTTGATCTGCCGGCGGTGGGTGCCTGAGAATGAAGGTATACACATTTTATGGTATTAAATAAGCTAACTATATTATAATTTTATGCCACTTAAAACTGTATACCTTTAAAACGAACGAGGATCGATTCTAAGCCGTTTTAATGCTTCAATGTATGAACACACACAGGGGGTTGTCAAAACGCAACCTGTTGAGGGTACCTGAGATCCCCCACTGTGGCTTGATCTGCGGGCGGTGGGTACCTGAGAATGAAGCATTTTAGTTTTTTTAGTTTTGAGAATACTACACATTTAAGACACTGTAACAAAACGCAACCTGTCTAACCTGTCCAACCTCTGGCCATAGGTTAGCCAGCTACTTTCGACCGGCTACCAGATGATCTGTCCAACCTGTCTAACCTGTCCAACCTAAAACTAAACAAAAACAGAAAATGCACAAATGTGCAAAAACCAATAAATTAGCTTTTTTTGGTGACAGGTTAGCCAGCTACAAAAGACAACAAAAGAAGCTCCCCTGTGCGCGGGTAATGTGTGCAGGTGTCTAACCTGTCCAACCTATGGCCAGAGGTTAGCCAGATAAATTCATTTTATTGTTGACAAAAGACAACAGACACAGATACAATGTCAATACAGAATGATTCTGTGAAACTACAAAGGAACGAAAAATGAAATCTTATAAGATCAAAAAACAGGGAGCTAAGTATGTGCTTCAAGCTGACGGATTCCGCTATGCCGTTTATCCGTCGTCACCGTATCATTTGTATGGTGAAGTTTGTAATGGCTGGCGCAGGATTAATGCTCCTGCTACTTTTCATAAGCTATGGAATACCAATATTGGAAAGATATTTTTAGCAATACAGAGCTACATAAAAGATCCGCGTTAATCGTTGGAATGCTGGGATAATCCCAGCCTGTCTGGCGGTGTGTGCCGCTACTGATGAGTCCAAAAGGACGAAACAGCTACAAACTACAAAGGAACGAAAAATGAAAAATATGGCTTTTTTACAGTTTATTACTGATGAGCAATTGCTTAGAAAAATTTATGAGCACTTTCTTTCAAATTTACAGGCTGAATACGACCAAAAATATGATCGTGTAATAGAAGAATTTGAGTCTCGATTAGATGAGCTTTCGGATGGTGTGCCATATGGCACACATTGTAACAACTAACCACACACAGGCCCTACGGGGCCTGCTGTCGTGGGCTGTGTGGCCCACCTGAAGAGTCTAAAAAGACGAAACAGCTACAAACTACAAAGGAATGAAAAAATGACAAAAGACAAAATAATACGAAAAATTCAAGCCGCGAAAAAGCTCGCGGCTGTGGGTACAGGTGGCGAAGCAGAGAACGCAGCAAGGGCCGTAGCTCGGCTTATGGCACAGCATGCCATAACACAGGCAGATCTGGACGCTGGAGATCGTCAAGCCGTCCAGATGGGGCGTACAAAGGTCAAGTGTGCTGCTGTAGGCTGGGAGCGCAAGCTCTTTTTTGCTATTTGCAAGTTTAGCAGTGTTTTCGCTGCTAAAACGCGCAGTCATATGTATTTATACGGTGATCTACAGGATCGTGTGATCGCGGAATATACATTTGAAGCTGCTAAAAACCAGATTAAATCGGGCTGGGCTGTGTACGCAGCCGAGCTTAAACAAGAATATTTGAATGAGGTAGGAGAGCTACCGGAAAGGAGCTTCATGTTTATCAGTGGTAAGGAATACAGAGATAGCGCAGTGCGTGGTTTTATTGCATATTTAAACCAGCAAAAGGAGCGCGCAGAGCGTGAAGCTGACATACACAGCGGCAGTGGGCGCGGATCTACTGCTTTGATACTGAGCAGACGCTATGACATAGCTGAAAGTTGGGCGCGATCTGCTTACTCATTTAATAAAGGCAAGCCATCAAAAAGCTATACGCACTCTGATCGAGGGTACGCGGACGGAAAAAAGATCCGCGTTAATCGTGGGATCGCTGGTGGTGATCGAAAGAGTCTAAGGTAGCGATCAAACCTTGAAAGAACCACACACAGGCCCTACGGGGCCTGTATTGCTTTTTGTATTAATTGATTTTATTGTTGACAAATGACAACAGACACAGATAGAATGTCTGTACAGAATGACTCTGTGTAACTACAAAGGAAAAAACAAAATGACCTACGAACTATTAAACAAAAACACTGAATACAAAAACACTTTTATCAACATGGTCGCCACTCGATCAATGGCAGAAATTGTTAGGCGTAATTATTTTGATACTGACTCAACAACAACAGAAGATATTTACAACTTTATCAATGAAAACATCGAATCAATTTTAAAAGTTATTTTCGATAACAATCAGCCAGCTACTGTTGCAATATCTAAACTTTACGCTTCTATCTAACCACACACAGGCCCCACGGGGCCGCTGTCTGGCGGTGTGTGCCGTCACTGATGAGTCCAAAAGGACGAAACAGCTACAAACTACAAAGGAATGAAAAAATGAAATTGCCAATAATGATCACGACAACAACAGGCCACACGTGCACACTAGAGCTAGTCGGTGACAATTACATCATGAAGGGTGCTACGGGTACTCATCGATTATCTGAGCACTGCACAGACACAAAGCGACTACAGGCCCACTGGATCGGTTTTGTAGATAACAATGGTGGTATTCCATTCTATGACACGATCTGCGACTTAAAAAATGCATCTAATGATATATTGGATAGTGCACTTGTTAAAGCAATAAAAGAAAATAATGAAGCTGTCGTTGATATGCTCTTTAATGAGCGATCGCGACGGATTCAAAATCGCCAAAAAGAGATCGCTCAAAGCGAGCTTGAATGGCAAAACGAAATTTAACAGATATTGAATTGTAGTTAGACAGACAATAAAACCACATACAGGCCTTACGGGGCCTGTATTGCTTTTTGTGCTAGGAAACATAACAACACAACTCTGCAGCCGTTGTGAGCGTCTACAGAGTGCATGACAGGCCTGTATCCTGTACGCGGATGAGATGGCCACAGGTACAGTGTGCAGTAGTGATCAGCAGGTCGAATGATCTGATCAGCAAATCGCACGATACCACCAGAGCAGAGCGCAGGATCAGACACCAGCAGAGTAGCAGACCAGCTACACCATGACATATGATTATCAATGTATCCGTCTGTCGTCTGTTGGCAGCCGTCAATGTGTGCAGGGTGCCCGCTGGTCTTTTGCTCAAGCGATATGTAGCTAGGTGACTCCAGCATAAGCTCTGCAGGTACAGCAGCTTGTATTTGATCTAGAATCTTCTGTACCACTGGAAGCTGCCAGTGTGCAGCCTGTAGCTTCTGGCCTGCTATTTTAAGGCGCAGATCATAAAGCTCTGCTGCCTCTGTTGGTGATATGGCGTTTTGTATGCGTATTATCATATTCAAATTTTAAAATTGTATGAGTCGATCTGTATGAGTACCCACAAAATCAAGAGCTTTCGTCTCGTTCGATCGCGCGCAGCGTGCGAATAGCCCAGCGACGGCCAGCAGTGCCACCCCAAGCTAGCCAAGCTTGCCATGCTTTACTGACTCGTTTTTTGTCGTTTTTGCGTGCTGTATTTTCAGAATCATTGTCATGCCGGGCGAACCAAGCTCGCATGGTGATCAGAAGCTTTTTTGATACTGGTGTACCACTGATCAGCTTGCGTGCTGTGTAGTATCCTGTGCTTGGCTTGCCATCCTCACCTACCATAGCTTTATTACTCGGTGACATGCTGGCGCGTGTCTCTAGTGCAATGCGTGCAGCGCGTCTGACATCTGCAGGCGGTCTGGTATCTACTGCCATGTAAATCTCCTTATGATATAAGATCTGTATATCACAGGAGCTAGCATGGCGCAGTACATCAGGATCACAGGTCGATCAGCAAATGAACGGATAGAAGCAGCGATCCCGCGTCTGCTGCGCGTGTCTCCACGCGTCCACAATCGACGGCAGGCCATAGCCGCAGCTATTCGGTTGGAGAGCTTAGGCAGACTCAAGAGCAACGGCACCACGATCGCACCAGCGGCCAAAGGTGGGCTAGTCGGATCGGCTGGACAGGCTGCGCGCGCACTGGCTAAAGTTGGGATCCCTGCTGTCACTATCACCAGAGCACGGCCAGCCAAAACACGGACATACACAAACGCGATCGGATATGCAGACACACTGCGCAGAAGCAAACGCGATCGACGGATGAAACCATTAAAGTAGTGTGATCTTGTTGGATCGA